CTTTCCCCTAGAGTCTGTTTCAGGACAACACCATGATAAGATACAGATCGAAAAGCAGAACCTACATTGACTCTAGCCTTGATATGGCTTCCCGCTGGATGTTTTTATCTAGCGATGGAGGCGATATTCAGGACTTTGCGTCTTTTCATGTAGCTCATCCAGACGGCTATCCCGAGAATGTTACCGAGTTTATGCTCGATAGCAAGTCAAAGGGCGCCTGGCGGTACCAGGACTGTTATCATAGTAAAAAGGAGTTCTTTTTATTAGGACCTCCTTCCTATGACTACGGGAGTTACGGTTTCGCGTCTGGGCCTCAACAGGCCGGGACTTACGTTATCGAGAACTACCCGATCGAAGTTGCCTTAGACCCCGAGCATACGCTTGGGTTTGAGACAGACTTCGACACAGACTTGAGTACAGTCGAAAAGCGCGAACGCGCTGATCGACTCTTTTCGAATCCTCGTCTTCCTAAGCAAATTACCATTACAAAAGATCCGTTTAGCACGGATTTCTCGATTTGGTTTTTGCTCGTCGACTTGTATCAAATGAAGGGTTTAGCTAAATCCCTCTTTAGTCAACCTGCCGTATTCGGTAGGATGGCTGCGTCTAAACGCACTATTGGTACTCGCACCCTTAAACAATTAGGGGACGATCACTTATTAGTAAAGTTCGGTATTGAGCCGACCATTCAAGATCTACAAGAGTTTACCCGACTCATTTCGAGTTGGACTAAACGGTACGACGACATGGATGCGCTATTGGCGTTAAGACCTTGGTATTCTGAACCATATGATCTTAGCGACGAGTACTTCGATCGGTCCCAAGTAGGGACCTTTCGTGTGCCGTGTGACGGCGTCCAAGACACTCTTTTTGGAGTGAGGCGGAACGTGTCATATTCGGTTGCGAAGCATTTCAGAACGGCATCATACCGTTTTGAATGCCCTGAATTCCAGGGATGGCTGTCTCGATTGAAACAGTTCGTGGATGCTTTTGGCATCCTCGATCCATCCGCCGTCTGGGACCTTATACCTTTCAGCTTTATTGTTGATTGGTTTTTTGGTGTTGGACGGTGGCTTCATGCGAATCGGCCTAAACTATTCCCTGCCGACGTTGTTATTCAAGATTATTGCGAAAGCATTAAAATTGAAAAACGCGTCTTATGGCTCGCTGAGGGCTGGTTCTACAACTCGTTTAACGGGTTGTTTTACAGCTCTGATCTTCCATTATTGGAAGAGAGAGAGTCATTCTATGTACGGAAAAGGTTTCTACCTTCTCTTGGACATATTAGCGTTGCCCGGGGTACTGGTGTTACGTCCTTCCGTCGCGCTCTTTTGAGTGCGGCGTTAGTAGCGCAGCGCCTTCCCAGGTAGGAATATGAGTAGTAATACTCTTCAACCATAACTTAACAGAAAGAGACCAGGAACTATGTTGCCCGATCCTCTAACAGTTAAGGCTCCGGTGTTAAACGGTACAACCGCTTTAACTTTGGATACAACGGAATCGTTCGCGATTATCGATGTATCTCCGGGGCGGACGGTCAGACAAGCTAACCTTTCTGCGTTAGCGTCTACGTTGTCCCTTCTCACTATATCACACTCTGTGAGTAATGAGAATCGGCCTTCGAAGACTGACCGTCACCTCATTCGTCTCGATACTCGTTTCAAAGCGGGTATTGAAGATTCGCGTGAGGTTACTGCATCTGCCTATTGTGTCGTTGCCGTGCCTCGTGGCGCGTACACCGAAACAAATGGCGATCCTGTCGATAATAACGTTGTTCAGCACCTATTGAACATTCTCTTTGGAGCAATGTTCACCGGGTCGTCCAACGCGACTCTCGACAGTGGAGCAAAGTTCTTCCGCCTTTTGGGCGGAGAGCCTTAACTCTGATGCAGTGATTGTTATGGTTTGGTTGCATAGCCTGGCTTGGAGATGTTCCTTATGGTCCATCATAAGAGCCAAGAGGTATACACCTCTCTGACTGTGCAACTCTATCATGACATAGCGCAATGCTATCCTGAAACTATGGAGTCTGTTCGTGATCTTAAGAAATTAAGATCGCGAATAAGACAGGAGGGAATTTCGTTTTGTACGAAATCCCTTCCTAAACTAGGTAAAGCGATTGACACCGCTTTATCTAGTGACTCTCCTCTACTCGTTCGTGGCTTTCAATTGAAAGTTGGAACGTCAATTCCCCTATTCTTAGGGTGGTTGATAGAAAGAGTCTTCCGTAGTGATGGATACGTCAGGAATGATCCTGACGTAACCGCATTGAAGCATCTGCGACAGTTCTTGTACTTTTCGTACAAGCTCAAACTACCATATGACTCCGAAACCGAAAATTCGGTCATCGAAGCATTCGTCTCCACACAGGCTGAACTCGATAAACTCGAGTTTGGACCTGAGGTTGAACCGATCCTTAGAAAAGCGCGCGCTTTTATTAGCCGTCTTTTCGACGGGTTTGATGTTAGGGATATTATTCCCAGACATGGCCCGGGAGCTGTTGCTACAGGTGAAGCAGTTGGTGAGAAATCTAATTTCTCCCGCCTGTATACTCACACTGAACGAATGTACCCCTTCACGGAGTACTTCGTGCTTGGTCTTAACCAAGTCGCTGATCAGCTCGATTGGATTCAGAGCCTGGAGAATCTGGAACATGGAACGGCGAAAGTCGTTTTAGTTCCGAAAGATTCTCGAGGACCTCGGCTCATATCGAAGGAGCCACTGGAACTCCAGTGGATTCAACAAGGGATCCAGAAATCATTATATTCCTGGATTGAAGAGCACCAGATTACTCGAGGGTTCGTAAATTTTACGAATCAGTCGATTAATAGGCGTCTGGCCTTGTCGAGTTCCCGTACCCATAGGTACGCGACCCTTGATATGAAGGACGCGAGTGATCGGGTTACCCTGAAATTAGTCGAGAGACTATTTTCAGGGACTTCGCTCTACGAGGGGCTTTTAGCCTCTCGTAGTGCGTTTACCCAATTACCCGATGGAAGGGTAGTGCGTTTAAGCACATTCGCTCCAATGGGATCAGCTGTTTGCTTTCCCATTGAGGCGTTATGTTTTTACGCACTAGCTGTCGCGGTGTTGCATGAACATGGTCGCGCCAATCGTCGTGAGACGCCGCGCGTTTATGTTTATGGCGATGACATCATAACAAAGATCGAAGACTTTGATCTTTTGTTACGATACTTCCCTCTCGTTGGGCTTCGGTTCAACGAGAGTAAGTGTTGTGTGTCGGGCTCCTTTAGGGAGTCCTGTGGGTGCGATGCCTTTCGAGGCATTGACGTCACACCTATCCGTTTACGGAACACATGGTCTCATCGAGATCAGAGAGACGCCACTGAGTTAGTTTCATACGTAGAGCTGTCAAACTCTATGTATCGGGCTGGCTATTGGGGTGTCGCATCCATGATAATGGATATGGTAGAATCCCGTTATGGGAGACTGCCTTATAAAGATGATATTGTAAAAGTTAAGCCTATTCGACTTAACATTCCCGGCCTTGCAAGCCGTGATTATACAGTATCATCCATTATCGGTTGGATTCGACCCCACGTGAACCCGTCAAGTATGAACAAGCGTCGCAAGATCAAAAGGCGTTATAACCTTAGATCTCAGCAACTTGAATATCATACTTGGGTCGTCAGTCCTAAACGCAAAACGTTTAGGGTTGATGGCTGGCAAGAGTGCCTCCGTGTATTAAATACCGGTAGCACAGGTTCCGCCACTGGCGTCTATGCGCTGCCCCATCGCATTTGTTTACGAAGGGGCTGGGCAACGGTCTAATCAGCCGTTGTGTGATAAGTGCGTGCCATAAATAGCACCTCTTACCCCGCTACCAGATAAGTAGCGTCAGTAGCAGGATTGGTCTAAATACGAAAGGACATATATATGCCCATTCAGAATCAGCCAAACGTGCGCTGTTTGCGCGTTACTGACGACGATAACGTCGTCTCGCAACGTGACATTCGAGTGATTACCCTTAAGAGTGAAAAGGTGGTCTTTTTTGACCATCTTAACGCTCTTATTCGGAAATACCGATATGTTCACGGAGCTGATCTCCTCGCGGAGTATCATGCTCTTGCGGATAAGTAAGGCGCTTCGGCGGCTACTGACCACAGACAGAGAGTATCTTACTCTCTGCTGTGTCCTCTATCTCGTTGCCATTCTTGAGTTTCTTTCGCTTTTAGTTTTATTACTTAGGCGTTAGTTTCTCATATGGATGAGATGGGGACGTAGAG